TACCGTCAACATTTTCAACTAATGTATTATCACCTAAAGGTGCAATAACAGGAGCTCCTTTTTGTGCATATGGACGAGCAGCAGTAAAATAATCTTTCTCCCAATTACGTTTTAAAAAAGAAAATTGAGCCTGTTCGTCATCCCATACAAAGCCGTCTGAATGTTTTACGACCAATGGTTGTTGTAGATCTACGTCCCTGTAATGATAATTCCATATTTCACGATAAGCACGAAAAGGCATAGAACTGAATTTTAAACTACCAGTATCATCGTCGTCAGCAGGTTCAAATCCCGGCTGAAATTGTAATCCAAAATGATCTGCAAGAGATCCTACACCAAGCTGATTAATAGGAACTGTATCGGAAGCAGGATTTATTTTGTTTAATGCACGTACTTTAAAAGACGGATATACTGGAGGGGTTGGAGGTATTTGTCCAATGAATTCAGGTGAACGAAATTTTGTAAAATTATCCCAGATGATTCTATCCGGGACTGCGTAATAATGAATAAACATGTCAAACCTTTGCATCACTGGTCCTACAAGTGGAATCATACGACCAAAAATTTCAGTAGAACCTTTAAAGACGTCACCCGGGGCAAGACGTTGGCAGAGTATAGGATATAAAGTGCCATCTGGTCTATAAGTACCTCTTCTTTCATGTGTTAAATTAAAAGCGGATTTTTTCATAATGATTTTTTAAAATGTGTAATTTTTAAACGTTTTTTAAGTTTGTCCTCAATTATTTGAGTTTTGAGCTTTTCTTTTTCAAATATTTCTCGACCAAATTCTGGACGTAACATTTCAGCGCTAGAATAATAGTTACGTCTATTATCTTGATTATCAAGTCGTATAATTTCTCTCTCATCTTTTGTGAAAATTTTTTCCCTATAATATCTGGGAAGTCCATAAAGTGTACCATTAATTGCCATTTTTTGACGATCGATAATATTTTGTCGATGCCAAGTTTTATAATATTCAATATAGGAACATCCCAAAAGATTAGAGGCATAAAGACGCGGTCGATATTCCTTAGGTAGATGATGAAAAGAATATAATTCTTTCAACATATCTTTAGTAGTATATTTTAACATAGCTTGATTAGCTAGAAAAATACTTATTTGTCCTAATTGCCATTTGTTATTTAGCAAATTTTCCAAATAGAGTAAATCAATATTATCATTAAAAAACATGATAGCATGATAATGAGGTCTTTTAGATTTTTCACCATACTCACCGACATAGAAATACTTGAATTTTAATCCTTCTTTTCTTAAACGCTTCCAATAATTTACAACATCCCGATAATAGAGAACATTAATATCCATAGTATCAACATCACTATCCATAACAGGTAATTCAATAGTTTTGAGGTTTTCATCATTGTATGTTAAGGTGAGAAAAATAGTAAGAGTAGAATTGAAAGCTTCATAATAAAGCCTATTATTCCAATCTTGCCGTTTAGTGCCAATACAATCAGAACAGCCGCCACAAGGGACGTACCCTTTTTTTGTATAAATTGGAAAGTCGCACATTTCATAAATCTTTAGTATATTTCACGAAATCAGAATATATATTTTCGTGAGTAATTTTAAAAAACTTAGATTTAGATACATGTCTGCGAGGTTCATTAGATATTTGCGCTATTACTTTATTATCTGTAATTGTTTCAATTTGTGGCCAAAAATCAAATTGTTTTTGCTCACATTTTTGTCGATAAGTTTTACTCATAAACTATTGGCATTTTTTTGAGTGAAGTGTTAGAACGTCCAGTTCCTTTCCACATCTCACCGATAGGCTTAGAACCTCCGAACATTTTAGATATAGCTCCAGAAGGAATACCGATTTTAACAAGGTCTCCCATAAAGTTTGTAAATCGGTCGCCGAGTACATAAGGCATAAAAGAATTAGAATCTTTATTACCGCCGAACATTCCACGTAATAAAACACGTAAAAAAGGACTATCATGTGTTGTGATTCCAATGTCAGCATTTTTTACGTTAATATCCTTTAACAGATATTCAAGAGGGTTCATTCTTTCTTTTTGCTCATAATTTTGAAGCATTGAAAAGAATTTAGCAACACCGAGCATATAATCATTATTTAATTTGGTTTGTGATAATTGATAGTTAATATCCTGTTGACGTGGTTTTAACTTGTTTGCATCAATCATAGATTGCAAAGATTCCGACAAAAGTCTATTTTTCATTCTTTCATTGTACACTTCCTGGGCCATTGATTCAGAACGAATAGATAAATTTTTTGTGTTCTGATATTGTTCCATACTAGACGTAAGATCTGGAAGTTTGGCCGTTGCTACTGATGATATAGAATTTTGAAAGGTAGGAGCAGCCTGATTAAAATTAGCAGCACCATAAGCCGGATGCATTCCTGCTGCTTTATACCTTTGAATCATTGCATGAGGAGAATTATACTCAACCTGTTTATCCCATGCATCCTTAGCTAGTTTCCTTTGTTTATTAGCGGAAAAAGCATCAAAGAGAAAGTTTACAGCAGTACCAGCAACACCGGGTATTAAACCTTTAAGAAGATTTCCAAAATTACGACCTTTTGAAACAGTTACATCCCCCATTACTGGGGACATGTTTCGAAGGTCGTAAGGTGAATTAAAAATTGAAGATTGAAATTCTGGAAACGGCATTTTTTTGTGTTTTTTATTATTGTTAAAAATACACGTAAGTAGTTGACACCTAGATGGTGTCATTTAGCACTATATTATCAAGTAAGTATAGTGCAAAGCGTTTGGATAAAGTTCCAACCTTTTTATTTATTGATAACTGGGTTTTAGGCGGAGATATCAGCAGCTGTTAGCTACTCCGAATTACCTGTTAGTTTCTAAAACTAGGAATGTTTTCCCCAAGAAGTAAAGAACTTTAAAGCAAAGATAAGGCCTTTTAAGATACAGCAATAAATTGCTGTTGTATAACATGTGTTCTGTTTTGTGTTGCCTACGGACGAACGTTGCCCTACATTCAAAACTCATTACTTCCTTCTCATACTTCGGCGTCAATCATTCGTATGAATTTCGGAACATTCTCAACACATCTTACGATTAGAACACGGTTATTGATATTTCACTACGTTCAATTTAAGGCCATTTTTAGGCTTTTTAAGCCATTTTTAAGACAGGGGAAACCCCAAACCCCAAGCGGCATAGCCGCAATAGTGATTACGCGCTTATAAGTGATACTTCGTATCACGCGCATTTAACAAAAAAGGGGCGAAAAGCCCCTTTTAATTTTTGTTTTTAGAACGGAATTTTCAATTCCTACTTTTGAATACTACAAAGAAAAACCTCTAAGGGAGACTGCAGAATAAGCCATTTTTTATACTTTGATTTAATCTTCAACAATGGGAATGTTTTTAAGAATTTCAGGATTAGTTGAATCTTTCCAAGTATGCGTAATATCAGCAGCAGCAGCAGCCATAGCAGCACGAGAAGTAAGAGGGTCAGAAAAATCAAGATCAAGTACATCAATGTCATTTCCTTCACCATCGAATTCAACATTTAAACGATGAACTCCAAATGTGTTACCACTTTGTAACCGCTGAACGGTTTGAGATAACGAAAGACATTGATTAGGAATTACTTTAGACTTCCTTTTATTATTCGGTATTAATGGACGTTTTGTGTTAAACATGATTTTTAATTTTAAAGATTAATAAAGACCGGGCATTGATTTCCGAGGAAGAGAACGAATACCAGTACATCGATTAATAATATTACATATAATCGGGTCTGTTCCGTCCTGACCATACATACCAAAGGCGAATACACGGTCAACATTGTCTGCACCGGTAACTTGGATAAACTCATCATCTAAAGGATTATCTTCGCCACCTTCGATAATTCGAGATGAATGATAATTAAGCAAATTAGTATCAGTACGGAAAAGACCATGATTTGTTGATGGAATGAATTTATATTGCGCATAGCGATCCGTATAACCCCACGTCCCAGCATAATCGTGACCAGTACCAAAGTGTCCACCCAATTCGAAATTTTTGATTTCTTGATTACCAATTCCAGCAAAGTCAGGTATTATATAATCATACATGTCATCAATAACAAATTGCCGGTTAACTGAGGTAAGATAAGAAGAACGTGGCATGATAGATAAAAGTCCTATTACTTGACAATCTTCTTCTGCACGATAGAAAAATGAATGATTACCAGAGGTTATACCATGACCGCCATATGTTCCAAGTGGTGCTTCTTCAGATTGTGCAGTTTGAAGAACTTCACCGATCGAAAACGGTTGGCGGCCGCCACCAATATATTCAGGATAATCTAAACGAGCGTCAGAAGAACGAACACCAAAAACACCTCGTAAAAACTCTTTATAACGTGACCCTGTACGATAAAGTTTTTCTGTCCATTTTTGATAAGCATTTGCCCAGCGAAGTTCAGCAATAGAAATACCTCCATTGACCTCTAGAGAACCATTTGGATCAATAACTGCACCCGATCCATCACTTACACGTAATTCTCCGGTAGTAGCAGCAGCCTGCAAGGAAGTTACACCACTAATAACAAGACCATTAGGAGAACGTAAAACAGGACGTGGTATAATACCGTCAACATTTTCAACTAATGTATTATCACCTAAAGGTGCAATAACAGGAGC